CAGAAGCCGTAGCAGAAGCCGAACGCGAGGTGGTGGGGCGGGACACAAAAGCGCGTAGTACTGCTGGCGCATCAGCTTTGCCAACAATGGGCGGTAGCGTCGAGTATAAATCGTGGGACATCACCGCCCCCGCCACGGACGCCGCGAAGCGTTGGCACGGATGGGGGACCGCGCTCAAGCCCGCGTGGGAACCCATCATCCTCGCTCGCAAGCCGCTCACGGGAACGGTCGCCGCGAACGTCACGCAGTACGGGACGGGGGCCATCAACGTGGATGGGTGCCGGATTGGGACTGATACAGTTCGGTCATCTGGTACGACTGGAATGGATGCGAGGCGATTCGCACAAGGCACCCGCCCACAAGATTATGAAGCGCGTCAAGAGCCGAGTGTACACACAGGTCGCTGGCCCGCCAACGTCTGCCTCGACGAGGACGCGGCGGGGATGCTGGGGGAACCATCGCGCTTCTTCTACACCGCCAAAGTCTCGCGCAAAGAACGGGAAGCGGGGCTGGACGGGATGCCAGAGCGCGAGGGCGGGATCAAGAACGACAGCGGACGTGGCTTCTCGGAAGGCGATCCCTACAAGAAGATCACGACCACCAACCACCACCCCACCGTCAAGCCCATCGCCCTGATGCGCTGGCTCTGTCGCCTTGTCACGCCGCCGAACGGCCTCATCCTCGACCCGTTCAACGGCTCTGGCTCGACCGGATGCGCGGCGGTCCTTGAGGGCTTCCGCTACTTGGGGTGCGAGCTTGAGGCCGAGTACGTCGAGATCGCTCGCCGCCGCATCGCGTACTGGCAAGGTCAGCGGGCCGAGCCTGACCTGTTCGGATGACGCAACTCAACGTCCCAACCCCCAAAGCGTTTGGGTTCCTTTACACGCCGACCCTCGGGGGCGTCCGCTACCGCGTGGCCTTTGGCGGTCGAGGCTCGGCAAAGTCGTGGCAGTTCGCCCGTGCCTTGCTCGTCCACGGCCTGTCCCAGCCCCTCCGCATCCTCTGTGCGCGTGAGTACCAAGCGAGCATCCGAGACTCGGTGCATCGGGTCTTGGCGGACCAAGTGACGCGGCTCGGCCTTGACAACTTCTACACCGTGCAAGAGTCGGCTATCCTCGGAGCCAATGGCACGGAGTTTCTGTTCAAGGGATTGCGGCGAGACATCGCGCAAATCAAATCGACCGAAGGCATTGATATCTGCTGGGTGGAGGAGGCCGAGGCCGTAAGCGATACGTCTTGGCGCACGCTCATCCCGACCATCCGCAAGGACAACTCCGAGATCTGGGTGACGTTCAACCCGGCGATGGAATCGGACAGCACCTACCAACGCTACATCGTCAAGACGCCAGAGCGGTCGATCGTCCGCAAAGTCAGCTACACGGACAACCCGTGGTTCCCTGCCGTGCTAAAGCAGGAGGCAGACGCTCTGCTCAAAGCCGATCCCGAAGCCTTCGCGCACGTCTGGGGTGGCAAGCCGTGGGCTAGGTCGGACGCGCAGGTCTTGGCAGGCAAGTGGCGGGTGATGGACTTCGCGCCAGATAAGGGTTGGCAGGGGCCGTACTTCGGTGCGGACTGGGGCTTCTCGCACGACCCGACCGTCCTCATTAAATGCTACACGCACGACAACCGGCTCTACCTCGACCACGAAGCGGGCGGTATCCAGTTGGATACAGACGCCCTTGTCCGCGCCTTTGACAGCGTACCTGATGCGCGGGCCTTTGTCATTCGGGCGGACTCGGCGCGGCCCGAGACCATAGCCGAGATGAAGAAGCGCGGGTTCCGATGCGAGGGCGCACCCAAGTGGTCGGGGTCCGTGCAAGACGGCATCCAGCACCTCCGCTCCTACACCGACATCGTGATCCACCCGCGTTGCAAGCGAGCCATCGAGGAAGCGCGGCTCTGGCGCTACAAGACCGACCCCCGCACCGACGAGGTTCTGCCGCATCTGGTCAGCGGCAACGATCACGTCTGGGACGCCGTGCGGTATGCGTTAGCGCCCCTTATCAAGAAGGGGCCGTCGGTGTTTGTCGTGTAAGGGGTTGCGCCGTTGCTTGCTTTCGCGTTAGTGTTGTGCGTGGCAGACTCCTAACGCGGGGCCATCATTTGTCCGATCGCAAGTCCTTACTGTTGCGCGTGAGCGATGCGCTACGCGCCTTGTCAGGGAGCGGTGAGTCCACCCGTTCCATCATGCCGGTGACGTATCCCAACTTCCCCAACGGCATACAGCAGATGCAGTTGGTCCGTACAGCGGACCCGAGCGAATACCGACGCGACGGGCGCACGATACGCGTGCAGGGCTTCAACGCGCACCCCGTCGTTCATGCGTGCATCCGCGTAGTGGCTGACATCGTGGCCTCCGTGCCGCTGGTGGTGCTGAAGGAGAAGGGCAACTACGAGTCCCGCGTTCCCGAGGACAACCCGCTTCAGAAGCTCCTCGACTACCCCGGCCCTCGGTTCACAGCCCGTCAGTTCCGCGCCAAGTTCGCGGTGGACTACTTGGGCTACGGCAATGCGTTCTTCGTGATGGAGCGCCCGAGCGAGAACCGTCCGCCGGTTGCGCTTCGACCGGTCAATGCCGAGTCGATGCAACAGGTCTGGATTGATACCGAGGGCGACCCGCGCCGGTACGACTACGCGAACTGGGCGGGCATCATCGTCAATGTGCTGACCGAAGATATGCTCCACTTCCGCGACTTGGAGATGGGGCGTCCGTTCGAGGCCGACGTGTTTGGGTATCCGCGTGGCGCGACCGCGATCGGCTCAATCTTGGCGGACAACGAGGCGACCTCGTATGTGCGGCAGGTGGTGACCAACGACGGCACGCCGACCTTCGCGGTCATCATGTCGGACGAGGCCACGACCGAGGATGCGGTGGCGATGCAGGACCGCTACACGGCCCGCGTGGTGGACCGTGGCAAGCGCGGCGTCCCTGCCTTCTTCGGCGCGGTCAAGGACATCAAGCCCCTCGGCTTCACGCTGTCCGACCTCGAGTTCCCTGACCTTCGGCGCGTCTCGCGTGAGGACATCTGCGCGGCGTTCGGCGTGGACCCTCGCATGATTGGTATCGGCTCGGCGTCAAGCGACGGCGGGCTGTCTGGCATCCAGTATGCGGAAGCCCGTGCGCGGCTTGTCCAGCACACGATTGAGCCGCTGTTCTCGGCCTTTGAGGACGAACTCAACCATTGGCTCGCGCCCGAGTTTGGCGATGTCTGGGTGACCTACGACCACGACATCCTGCGCGATCTGGTTGAAAACGACACCGAGACCTCGACCCGCGTGCGGGCCGAGTTCGACGCGGGGCTTCGGACGTGGGAGGAGAGCCGCCGGGCCATCAAGCTCTCGCCGCTCCCCGAGCCGACGGACAGCTTGCTCAAGGTCATGGGGCGCGACCTCATCCCTGCCGCCGTCGCGGTGATCGACCCCTCGACCATCCTCGACCAGCCGCCTGCGACTGACAACGAGCCGATGAACCAAGAGGCGCCGTCCAAGCCCGAGACCGAGGGTGAGGTCGAGGAGGACGAGGAGGAGGAAGGCGAGTCGGAGGAGATGGAGGAGGAGGAAGCCGACGAGGAAGAAAGCGACGAGGACGAGGAGGAGGACGAGTCCCGCGCCGAGGAGGTCACGAACTTCCCCGAGGACGGCAACGACAAGAAGGTCACGCTCCGCAACTCGCAGTACGCCCTGTTCCCCGTCGGTGAGGCGGAGGACTTGCAGGAGAACTTCCCCGAGATTTGGTCGAAGGGCGGCAACGTCAAGGGCAACGAGCAGTTCCGCAAGCTAGCCCCGCTTGCCAAGCGCGGCGGCGTCCCTGACGGTGAGGCCGAGGAGAACGCCATACGTCTGCGCGAGGCGTGGGTCGCTCGGCACCGTGGGGACTTCCAGCTTGCCGGGGTCGTGGCGCAGATCAAGTGGCTCGCGGTCGGTGACCGAGGGCTAGACCATATGCGGAAGGTCATCCGCGAGGCAAAGGACGCGCTCAAGGATCGGAGCGAGCCTGACGATGCGATGATGCGGAAGCGAGCCATCTGGGAGCGGGCCAACGCCGAACTCGACCGCACCGAGCAGACGTACAAGGCGACCGCCGAGGCGCTGTTCCGTGCCGAGCGCCCGAAGGTCACCAAGTCCATCTCGACGGCCCCGAGCTTTGCCGAGGCCCGTGCGCGTGTCCGTGCGGCCTATACGCCGGGCGGGGCGCTTGAGGAGAACTGGCGCGAGTCCTTCACCCCGCTCGTCTCCAAGAGCTACGCCTTCGGCGCGACCGAGGTGGCAGGGGTCGGGGCGGACCTTGCGTCCGATACGGTCGAGGCAGGACTCGCTGGGCGGTCGGTACAGAGCGTCCGTGAGGCGATCCGCAAGCGCACCCAGCGGCTCTCGCAACTGATTGGCGACACCACCGCGAAGGAAGTCTTGGCAGTCATCGAGGCGTCCGAGCGTGGGGGGCTGACGGTTACCGAGACGGCCCGATTGGTCAGCCGAGCGGTGTATGGCGAGGAGAAGGTGACCTCGCGCTCCACGGCGATTGCCCGCACGGAGTCGGCGGGTGCGCTGTCGCAGGGGTCGTGGGATCAGGCGCAGGAGATGGGCGACCTGTATCAGAGCAAGGAGTGGCTGGCGTTCTCGGATGCCGAGACCCGCGAGACCCACACCGCGTGCATGGCGCAGGGTCGCATCCGCATTGACACGCCGTTCACGAACGGTCTGATGTACCCGCTCGATCCGTCGGGGTCGGCGTCCGAAGTGATCAACTGCCGCTGTGTGTTGGCGTACAGCGACGAACCAGCGTAAGAGGGTAGACCATTGGCAGACCTCAAGATCTCGCAACTGACGGACGGCGGCGCATCACAGGCGACCGACGAGTACGTGGTGGCCCGCTCTGGAAGTAACTTCCGGATAGACGGCGCTAGCGTAGCGGCGGCGGCTACCTCGGTCGGCACCCTGTCCTCGTTGACGGTGAGCGGTTCGGCACGAATCGCCAATGCAAGCGGCAATAAGATTATGCAGTTGGGGCAAGCCACCCCGAGTGCCAATGACGCCAGTTCGCTAGAGTTTCAGGCGTCAAGCACGCAAACAAACTGGGCTATTCGCACGAACTGGAACGTGGCTGGCGCGTTAGAGTTCAACCCATCCTCATCGGCTGGCGGCACGACGTATACCACGCCAGCGATGTATCTTACGTCATCCGGCAACCTCGCCGTCGATACCAACACGCTCTATGTGGACGCGGCGAACAACCGCGTGGGCGTGGGGACGGCGAGTCCGAGCAATACGCTGGATGTGATAACCACCACTACCGTAACGAACACGCTGGTTGATACGTTGCGAATCTCTGCCATTACCACGAACACGGCGGCGGCAGGGCTTGGCACGGGGATTGTCTTTAGTGCCGAACGTCCCAGCGGGGAAATCAACCTATCTCGCGCCGCTATTTATGGCGTGTCGCAGTCGGCAGACGAGAGCGGCTATCTGTCGTTCTGGACGCGCACGAACACCGGGTCGGGCGACTTCAACGAGAAGATGCGCCTCGACGCCTCCGGCAACCTCGGCCTCGGGGTGACGCCGAGTGCGTGGACTACGTTCAAGGTATTTCAGAGTCAGCGTAGTGCGTTTGCTTCGTATTCTGATGGAAGCCCTAATGCTGCGACGGTTATCACTACCAATGCTTTCTATGATGGCAATTGGAAATACATAGAGAGCATCGGTGCCACAAACTATGAGCAGGCTACATCCCCAAGCGCCGCGCATAAGTGGTTTGTTGCCCCCTCTGGCACCGCCGGTGGAACTATCTCGTTCACGCAGGCGATGACGCTGGATGCGAGTGGGAATCTGACGGTTGGCGCGGGTACAATCAACGCCACGCGCACTTCTGGCGATAGCCGCGTGCTTGCAACGGCGGCAGGCGTTGCCAACACGGTCCTCGGGTTTAACAACTCGGGTAGCACGGTGGGCGGGATGGTGAACAACGTCGGCTACGTCAACGTATTGCAAGCGTATCCGTTGGTCTTTGGCACCGATAGCACCGAACGCGCCCGCATCACGTCGGGGGGCTACTTCAAGGCGTCGAATGATGGCGCGTACAACGATTCTGCTGGTGCCTATCACGAGTTTTTGACTAATGCTGGTAATTGGGCGCTGTACACAAACAACAAAGCGACCAGCAGCATGCTTGGTGTCAATGTTGTGTTTTCCGGTGGTGCGCCTAATGGCACGGGAAACCCATTTTTGCAATGCACGGACGGAACAACGCGAGCCGTCATTCGCTCGAACGGTGGCTTGGCAAACTATCAGGCTAACAACGTTGACCT